TCACTTCGTCACTTCGTCACTTCGTCACTTCGTCACTTCGTCACTTCGTCACTTCGTCACTTCGTCACTTCGTCACTTCGTCACTTCGTCACTTCGTCACTTCGTCACTTCATCCCTTCACCCTTTCACCATCCCCCGTGGTTTGTCCACAAAACAAAACCCCCAGGCTCACACCTGGGGGTGGCACAGTTGCCCCAGGGTTCGGTATTCCCCGGATGGTGGGGTACTTACTGCCAGGGGCGGATGAGAATCTAATTTTAGCCTAGACCCCCCTTTCAGTCTACCCTCTTGACGCCTCTGACCTCTATTGCTATATCTCTTTCATGTTCCATACACCATGGAGTGTTACAATGATCTACCCTTACTACGTTCCTTGTCCGCCCTATTCTTCTCCTGGCGTTAGTTGTTTTATCTCTGCTATTGGTACTAGTGGCTTTTAACGCCATATTCCCCTCATGGATACTCTACCCCTTAAACACACAAAGTGGACCGACCGTCTGGCCTTTGATGTGGCCCTCATGCTGGAAAACAGCGGGGAGACCCTTCAGGAGGTGATGGAGCGGCACCATATCACAGCCGACGATATTCTGCGGTTCAACGCCGACCCGGTGTTTCTGAGGAAGGTAGGGGACTACCGCACGGAGATCAGGGACAAAGGACTGACGTTCCGTCTCAAGGCTCGCGCGCAGGCGGAGGAATTACTCACGACTTCGTGGGTTCTCATCCATGATCCGGCAGTGTCCCCTGCTGTCAAAGCTGACTTGATCAAAAGCACGGTCCGATGGGCCGGACTGGAGCCGAAGAATGACGTAACCACAGAACTTCCTGCTGGTGGTGTGAAAATCACTATTAACCTTGGTCCTAATCCCAGCGATGCCCGCACTATTGAAACCAACCCTGTTGAGATCGAAGATGCAACTCCCATCGAACATTGAGGATTTGTTTACCCAGAATTACAACGGTTTTCGGTCAGTGAAATTGCGTAGCGCCAATGAGGCTATTACTGTGGAGAATGCTCTGCGTAAGGCCAACCTGTCGTTTCAGACCAAAATTACGCGCAGCAAAAAACGTGGGCGAGAGTTTGTGATCTATCTGGTTTAAGGCACGCCAGATGCTGGAGATAAATTACACCCCTCCGCCGACTGTCAAAAGGTTCATGGCTTCAAACGCCAGAATGCGCGTTCTTATGGGGCCTGTTGGCTGTCTTGCGCCTGAAACGCTGGTGGTTACGGAATATGGGTTGATTCCCATCGCGCATATAGATCGGCCAATGCGCGTTCTATCGTGGAACGAGAAGACATGTCAATTCCAGCTTTCTTGGTGTGGCGGTGCGTTCCCAAAAGGTACGGACTATCTATACCGAGTTTCAACGCCGCGAGGAGAATTTGCCGCAAACGAATATCACCTCGTTTACGACGGATCGCGTACATATCGACACGTTCGATCACTGCTCCCCGGTCAGACCGTTTCCCAATATTCCGGCGACCTGCCTCTGACAGATTTGGTGAAAGTCCTCCTCGCGTCACAGCCAGATGCTCGCCATTCGAGGGGAAAAGCCGTAGATTATCTGGGTGATTATGCAGCGTCAGCCCGTCGATATGGTCTACAACTTCTGAGGGAAGAAGGTATCGACCTAGCTTACGTTCAAGAACCAGGCGATGTTCAAAGATTATCTTACCCTTCCGGTTCGGTCGCTGGCGGGCGTAGGGATGGTCGTCTGGAGCGGTCACTAGCACGTATCCGTCAAGGTCTATCCGCCGCCCTGACACGTATTGGTGGTTTCTTTCCCCCGGTTGCGCCCCTTCATTTAGCCGTGGCAGGTTCAACCGCAGCATCACTTTTCGGACATAGCGAGGAGTTAGACCCACAATTTCTGCGATTTCTACAGACGATCGACGACCATCTGCCAATTGGGCAATCCGCTTCGTGTTTTCATTCATACGACTTAACCTCCATATCCGACGGGACCATCCTATCAGTGACTCGTGAGACTGTCAAACGGTCGTATTGGGATATGCAGGTACTTGACACCAATAATTACGTCACTGCCGATGGAACGATCCATCATAATTCAGGTAAATCCACTGCTTGCTGTTTTGAGATAATCCGCCGTGCGGCTATGCAGGCTCCTAATTCCCGTGGTATTCGTAAAACCCGAGCAGTGGTTGTACGGGAAACGGCTAGGCAGTTGCAGGATACGACGATCAAGACATTCCTCGACTGGTTTCCGCCAGGGGCGTGTGGGGAGTTTATGCGCACGACCAAGACCTACTTTTTCAAAGTGGGTGATGTGGAGTGCGAGATTATGTTCCGCGCGCTGGATGACGCGGATGACGTGGCAAATCTGAACTCGTTGGAAGTGACTTTTGCGTGGTTCAACGAGTGCCGCGATATTCACCCTGATATTGTAGACGCCATGTCTAAACGTGTTGGGCGGTATCCGTCAGCTAAAGATGGGGGGCCGACGTGGTTTGGGATGTGGGGAGACACTAACCCGCCGACGATGGACACGTGGTGGTATTACCAGATGGAGCATCTTGACCCCAGGGATGGGGTGTCACCACTCGATAACGGTTGGGAGGTGTTCAAACAGCCGTCGGGGCGGAGTCCCTTTGCTGAGAATATCGAGAACCTGCCGGAAGGGTATTACGACACAACTGGACGGTCGGAGGAGTATATCCGTGTCTATATCGACGGCGAGTATGGGCTATCCTTGGCGGGGACGCCGGTCTATAAGTATTTCAGACCAGATTACCACATGGCTTCCTCTCCGTTACGACCGATTCTCAATGGGGTTCGGCCTATTGTCGTGGGGATGGATTTGGGGCTTACCCCGGCGGCGGTTATTGGGCAGCAGGACCCGCGCGGGCGGGCGCTGATTTTTGCAGAAGCGGTGTCGTTCGATATGGGTATCCAGCGGTTCATCCGTACCATGCTTAAGCCTCTGCTCTATGAACGCTTTCCGGGGGCTCCGGTGTTGGTGGTGACTGACCCGGCAGGGATGCAGCGGGCGCAGACGGATGAGCGCAGCGCGGTGGATATTATCAAAGCGGAGGGGTTAAAAGTCATTCCGGCTAAAACGAATAGCCTGTCAGCGCGGATCAACGCGGTGGATGAATATCTCATGCGGCAGGTGGATGGTGATCCGGCGTTTCTCGTTGATCCTCGCTGCACGCAGCTAAAAGCCGCTATGATGGGAGGTTATCGCTATAAGCCTAAAGGTGACGGTGAGATCGACAAAAATAAGCACTCCCACGTAGCTGAAGCGCTTCAGTATTTGATGCTCCATATCAGTGGTGCTGCCGAGGGGCAGATGCTGCGTCAGCGGCGTGAAATAAAACACTTGTCAGCACTGGGTTGGACGTGATATGCTTCAATTGTCATCTCTTCCTCCTCCCTCTTGCCTCCGAGGGTTTGCCCCCGTAAGCTCTGCTACGGGGGCTTTTTTTGTACTTGACTGAAGAATTGGGATTTGCAATAGTAAGTATATGGCCGGACTAACTTTTTTGCGGGTTGTGTCGAATTCTGATCTCGCCAAACAAGAGCGAGAGGCGGCTGAACGTGCCTTGCAGGAACGCCAGAACCAGCCTGTTATTCTCGGGTTGGCAGCGTATTTGCGTCAGTGCTGGGATGCTGCGCGGCTTGCTAAGCGGCCAATCGAGGAGAAAATGCTTGCCGCGTTGCGGCAGCGCAATGGTGAATACGAGCCAGATAAATTACAACAAATCCGTGCGCAGGGTGGTTCGGAGGTCTATATGATGATCACCGAGGTTAAATGCCGAGCGGCGGAGAGCTGGCTGCGCGATATTCTGCTTGACAGTGGTTCCCCGCCGTGGGATTTGCAGGCGACGCCTATTCCGGATTTGAGTCCTGCGCAGGATAAAGAAATACAGGCGATGTTCGCTGAGCGGGTTCTGAAGATTGTTGAGGAATACGGCCAGGCTCCTACTGTCGAGGAGATGCACGAAATCAAGGAGATGGTGGCGCAGGATTATCGTTTCGCCCTCATGCAGGAGGCTCAGAATCGCGCGGATCGGATGAAGGCCAAAATTCAGGATCAGTTTAGTGAGGGTGGTTGGGAGACTGCGTTCAATGAGTTTATCTCTGATCTGGTCACCTATCCTGCGGCTTTCATTAAGGGGCCAATTGTGCGTCGTCAGCGGACGCTGGGTTGGAAAACAGATGCTACAGGGCGGACTGTTGTAGAGCCTATTGAGCGTTTGGCTCCTGAATTTGAGCGTGTTGACCCGTTCCGTATCTATCCTGAGCCTGGAATTAGCGACATCGATGATGGCTATATTTTCGAGCTGCATCGTATGACCCGTTCTGAATTGGCGGATTTGATTGGTGTTCCGGGCTACGATGAGGATGCCATTAGGCGGGTTCTTGAGGAGGAGAGCAGTATTTCGCTGGCGAATGATGGCATAGAGCTCCAGAAAGCCGAAGGAGAGCGACGATACTATTCTCACATGCGCCCGACGGCTGAGTTCGACGTTCTGGAGTTCTGGGGTAAGGTTAGTGGGAAGATGTTGATTGAGTGGGGATTGTCAGAGGAAGAAGTCCCCGATCCTGCCCGTGAATATGATGCCAATGTCTGGTTGGTGGGGAACTATGTCATCAAGGCGGTATTGAATTACGACCCCCTTGGTAAGAAGCCCTACGTCAAAACTTCGTTCATTAAGTGCCCTGGTGCGTTCTGGGGTAAGGGTATTCCAGAGATCATTGCGGATTTGCAGAGTGTGTGCAATGCAGCGGCACGGGCGCTCGTGAATAACATGGGTATCTCCTCTGGCCCACAGGTCGAGGTGAACATCGAACGCCTCCCGCCTAATGAAGACATCACTACTCTTGTACCGTGGAAGATTTGGCAAACTGTCAATGATCCTGTGGGGTCAAGCGCACCAGCTATCCGGTTCACACAGCCTGATTCCCGCGCCCATGAGTTGATGGCCGTGTATGAGACGTTTAGCCGTCTGGCTGATGAGCATTCTGGTATTCCGGCCTATGTCTACGGTGATCTCAATGTGCAGGGGGCCGGGCGCACGGCGTCTGGTTTGTCCATGCTCATGGGTGCGGCTGGTAAGGGTCTCCGGCAGGTGGTCATGCACATTGATGCCGATATAGTTAGACCCATTGTCGAGCGGCAGTTTATATACAATATGCGCTACGACGAGGACGAATCCATTAAAGGGGATGTTCAGGTCATTGCTAAGGGCGCGATCAATCTTGCGATTAAGGAGACTGTCAATATCCGTCGTATCGAGTTCCTTAACGCAACCGCCAATCCCGTTGATCTTGAGATTCTTGGGAAAGAAGGGCGTGCTACTATTCTGCGGGAGGTGGCGAAAGGATTGCAAATGCCTGTGGATGATATTATTCCATCTCGGGAGAAGGCTGATTTTCAGAGCCGCATGCAGGCTAAGGCGATGGCGCTTACCGCACAGGCGCAGCCGCAGCCACAGGCCCCGCAGGGTACGCCCACATTCCCTGACGGTACTCCCAAAGGTGGGCAAGATGCCAATACGGTTGGGGGGATTGCATGATTAAACCTGAGCCGCAGATCATCAAAGGATTGGCGCAGGCTGTCCGACAATATCCAGAGCTTTTGACCTGGATGGAGGGCGTGCTTGCGCATGAGATGAAGCGGCTTCCATACGCAGTAGAGAATCCGGCAGTTTTCCAGGGGCGCTGCCAGATGTTGACTGAACTCATTGAGTTCGCTAAAAAAGCCTCTGTTACAGCGGCAAAGTCATGATGTGACTCGCCGTCTAATCACGCATACCGATAGGAGCGTTCAACATGGCACTTCCAGAGCAAATTCGTAAGCAGACCGAGGCAGTTCAAGAGTTGTATAAACAACTCAATGCGGCGGACGAAAACACAGGCGCGGAGGAAACTCCCGCCAATGGTACCGATACGCCCGTTGAGGCTGTAGATACCCAGAATGCTGCCGACGAGACTTCTGCGGAGAATAATGCTGCTCCGTCGCCCGCGAGTGAGCATAAGTCGGGCGATGACAATGCGTCGGAAGAGACTCTTCTTCAAAAATACCGGACATTGCAAGGTATGTATAACGCTGAAGTCCCACGGCTGCATCAGCAGAATCGTGAATTGGCTCAGCGTGTACAGCAATTGGAACAGTTGCTCGCAACGCTGTCTGCGCAGCAATCAGCGCCTGCCGCAGCTCAACAACCTGTCGTTGATAAACTTATTACCGAGAAGGATGTTGAGGAATACGGTGAGTCGCTGGATGTGATGCGTAGGGTGTCTCGTGAAGAGTTGGCACCGTTGGCGCAGCGGATTGCACAGATTGAGACTGTGTTGCGTCAAATGCAGACCAACATCGTTCCGCAAGTGCAGACTATCGCACAGCGCCAGCAGATGAGTGCAGAGCAGCAGTTCTGGGCCGACCTGGCCGCAGCCATACCGAATTTCCGTGAGATCAACGAGAATGAGGCGTTTCAGGCTTGGCTATTGGAGGCCGATCCGCTGACGGGTATTACCCGCCAGACATACCTTGAAGATGCGCAGCGTAACCTCGATGCGCGCCGTGTAATCAATATCTTCCGCGCTTGGCTTGAGATTACTGGACAAGCCACTGTTGCTCAATCCACTGGTCGCGCTGCTAATTCCGAGTTGGCGAAGCAGATTGCTCCTGGGCGTTCGAGAGGGTCCGGGACCCCTGCTGTTGCGAACAAAGCCAAGATATATACCCCGGCGGACATTGCTAAGTTCTTTAATGATGTCCGCGCTGGGAAGTATAAAGGCCGGGAACAGGAGCGTGATCGTATCGAACGCGATATTTTCGCTGCTCAGCGAGAGAATCGCATCCAGTTCACTGCTTGATTAGAGGAGTTACATCATGGCTTATGCTGTCTCGCCTGGCCGCCCGAATTATAGCGGCAATTTCATTCCCGAGATTTGGGCTGGTAAGCTGATCGAGAATTTCTACGACGCTACCGTGCTCGCAGCGATCTCGAACACTGACTATGAAGGTGAAATCCGTCAGTTCGGCGATACTGTGAATATCCGCACTACGCCGGAGATCACCATTCGTGACTACGTGAAGGGGCAAACCCTGACCGTGGAAAGCCCGGAAAAGCCCAAAATCCAGCTCGTGATCGACAAAGGCGAATACTTTGCCTGCGTCGAAGACGATGTGGATAAAATCCAGTCCGACATCAACCTGATGGACGCTTGGTCGAAAGACGCTTCTGAGCGGATGAAGATCAAGATTGATACCCGTGTGTTGACGGACATTCTCCCTGATATTGCTTCTACCAATAAGGGCGCTACTGCGGGTCGCATCTCTGGGTCGTTCAACCTCGGCACCACTGCTTCTCCGGTGTCTGTGACATCTACGAACGTCATCGACTTGCTGGTTGATCTGGGTACTGTGCTGGATGAGGCCAACGCCCCTGAGCAAGATCGGTTTGTGGTCATTCCTGCCAAGATGGCTGGTTTGATCAAGAAATCCGATCTGAAGGATGCGTCGCTGTCTGGTGATAGCACGTCCATCTTGCGCAATGGTCGGCTTGGTATGATTGATCGCTTCACGGTGTATGTGAGCCACAATCTGTCCCGTTCCGGCACTGGTTCGGGTACCAAGTACAACATCATTGCGGGGCACAAGATGGGTCTGACGTTCGCGTCGCAGATGACGAACATGGAGACCATCCGCAGTGAGACCACCTTTGGTAGCATCGTGCGTGGGCTGCAAGTCTACGGCTACAAGGTCGTCAAGCCTGAGGCCCTGGCGACTGCGGTGATTACCATGCCCTAATGGATGGGGGCTTCGGCCCCCTTTTCAGTTTACAGTTGAAAGGAGTCCGAAATGGCTACGTATACTGATTCGCTGGGTTTCAACAAAGGCTCTGCCGCTATTTCTGCGGACGGTGTTCATCGTTCGAGTGTTGTAGGTGTCACGCTCGATTTTCCCAAGATCATTGCTGCGCGTGCTGCTGCTGGCGCGCCTGCTTTGGCTGCTGGTGATGTGCTTGAGGTTCTGCCTATCCCGGCTGGTACTATTGTGCGTAATGTGGCTCTGGTGGTTACCACTACTGCTGCATCTGGCACGATTGCTATCGGTGATAGTGCCTCTCCGTCCGGTTACCTGGCTGCGCAGTCTGTGGCGACCGCTGGTATTTTTGGTGGCGTGCCCACTCTCTCTGGTGGCGCTTTCTCTCCGGCGTTGAGTGGTGGGAAAGTGTATGCTACCCCCAGCGCTATTACCATCACGATTGGCACGGCCGTTCCTTCTACTGCTGTGGTTCGTGTTGTGGCAGAGTTGGTCAACCTCAATGCGTAAGCAAGACGGGGGCTTCGGCCCCCGTTTCTCGAAGAGGTGATGTATGAGTAAGTTGTATATCCGTGTTAAGAAAGACGGTTTCATTTACGACTACAACGAGATTCTGGCAAAGAACCCTGGCTGCGAAGTGGTTACTGAAGAAGTTGCCTTTCCAGAGCGATTTATTCCTGCGCATGCCAAAGAGCGGGTTGAGGAGTTCAAGAAGACTAAGGGGGCTCGTAAGAAGAGTACGTTGGATTTGACTACTGAGAATATTCCTGAGTCTCCTCCATACACTCCTCCTGAATTGGCCGAGGAAGCTGCGCGAGGGATGCCTTGATGAAGCCAAGCGAAGTCATCGACGAAGTTCGGCAGTTGATTCAAGATACTATAGCACCACATCGCTATAGCAATCCGATGCTGCTGGGTTTTGTTAACCAGACGCTCAAGCGGATGGCGATGCTTCGTCCTGATCTGTTTGCGGTAGTAGCAGATTTCAATACTACGCCAGGAAGTGTGCTACAGAGCTGTCCTGCTGACTCCATGCGGCTTGTCGATATATTTCAGGTCAAAGGTGGTAACGCTATCACCGAAGTGAATAGGCAGACGCTGGATCGTACTGTACCGGATTGGCAGAATGCGCCAGCAGGACAGCCAGTGAATTTCATGCGTCATGTGCATAACCCCAACAAGTTTTTCGTGTACCCGCGCCCTGTTGCTGGAGTGGTGCTTGTTGGTGAGTATGTGCAGACTCCGCCTGATTACGCACTCGACGATGAAATCATAAACCCGCCTGACGCTTATTTTCCTGTTGTTGTAGATGGAACTGTGTTTCTGGCAGAGTCTATTGACAATGAGCATGTGAACTCGGGGCGGGCGAAATTGTTTCAAGAGGCATTCCTTCAGGGGTTGGGGGTTAGCTTGCAATCCCGCGTGGTCACTGATACGCCTTCTGCGGGGCTTGATCCTAAACAGGTGGTCTGATGCCTGACCGTTCTTTTGAATCACTTGTTCCGCGTGTACAGGCTTCTGTGCCTGGTTGCCCGCATCCAACCATTGTGCAGTATATTCGTGACGCTGCGATCCGTACTTGCGAGCGCACACTGTATTGGCGGTACCAGCCACCGCTGTTCAATCTGTCACCCGGTGTTCACGAGTATTTCTACAACAAGCCTGAGAATACTGATGTCCACGCAGTATTTGAGATGCTTGTTAATGATCGCCCGTTGAAACGGCTCACGTTGGAGAAAGCTATTGAGCTATACCCGCAATGGGCCGATCTCTACAGTGGCGAGAATCCGTTTGTAGTATGGGGTATGTCCCCGCCATCTGGAACTTTCAATGCACCTGTGTATGATGGGGCTCAGTTCAATGATGGTGGTGCTATTGAATTACCAGATTCAGCTTTGGCTAAGAGTGGTACTCCTCAAATCATTACTCAGATCAGCCCTGACAAATATATCATTCTCCCACTACCGGATGATAAATGCGTGTATCGGTGCCGGATGTTCTTGGCGCTTAAACCTAAGCACAATGCTTCTGGGATGGATAGCGCAATCTTCGATGAGCTGGAAGAAGTCATTATGCACGGAACGTTGCAACATCTTCTAGTGCTTCCTGGTCAACCTTGGACAGATCGTGAGCTTGCTGCGTACCATGCCAAACAGTATGTGTTTCAGACAGCCGAGCGCCGAGCGCGGGCTAATCTTGGTAACGTGCGCGGTATGATGCGGGTGCGGATGCAGCCTTTTGGGGTTTGATCATGCCTATCAAGCTCAAGAATAACGCTTTTGGGTACCTTAATGTTTCTATTGGCCCTTCTGATACGGCTATTGTTCTTCAGAATGGTCATGGGGCGCGGTTTCCAGCACTTGGTACTGGTGATTATTTCTACGCTACGTTGATCAATACTTCGGGTGCTATTGAGATTGTTAAGGTTACCGCTCGTGTTGGGGATGTATTGACCGCCCAGCGCGGCGCAGAAGGTACAGCACCACAGTCTTTTCCTGCCGGGTCGCGCATTGAGTTGCGTATTACTGCTGCGAGCGTAGAAGAAAGCATCGATGCCGCGCTGAATGAGTTCGCTAGCACTGGTACTGTAGCGAATGCTATAAATGCTACGAACGCGGTGAACGCGGTAAATGCGGTGAATGTCACGAATGCCACGAACGCGACGAATGCAGTAAATGCAACGAATCTTACCGGTACTTCGACTTCTAATATTCAAACTTCTGCCCTTGGTAGTGGTACAGCAAATGCAACTACGTATCTGCGTGGGGATCGAACGTGGGCTACAGTACCCTCTGCGGCCACTATGACTGCCACAAGTGGTGGCTTAGTGCCAACACCACCGAATGATGTAAACCAGGTACTTCGTGGCGATGGTACGTTTGGGGTTGCGACCAACGCGACGAATGCCACGAATGCGACGAACCTCACCGGCACTTCGACCTCCAACATCCCTACCTCAGCCCTCGGCAGCGGGACGGCGGATAGCACGACGTTCTTGAGAGGGGATAGGACGTGGGCCGCTATCCCGTCCATTAGTGGTGTCGTTAACATTGTCCGCATTATGACACCCGGTAGCGGAACGTATAACAAACCAGCAAATGTAACGAGACTGCTGATTCGAGCGGTTGGTGGCGGCGGTGGTGGTGGCGGTGG